AATCAATATCATCCATGGCGATTGTTACAACTGAATTATCAGATGTTTTAATAACCTTCAAAATACCGTTAGCAAAATGCGCTGCGGTTAGAGTTGTGCCACCGAGTGAGTCAGTAGACAGTACAATATCATTTGTTGAGTCTGTGATTGTCGCTGTGAAGTCTCCCTGTTCTGTCGAGTAAACACCATCACCACCACCAGCAGGAGCACCATCACTAGTTATTACACTTCCCACCTCATCAACAGGTTGAACCTTCAAGACTTTTGTTGATGATACATTGCCTGCGTCTGCTGATACTATCTCGGCGCGTTCATCGGTTGAAGCGTTTTTTAGCTCTACCGCACCAATTTCGATATCGCCAGTTTCGAGAGTAGCGTCAATAGTCAAAGCGAAAATACTATAACTTGCGGTTGCAGATGTTGAAGTATCTTTTTTCTTGCCTCTGGATTTTCCAGTGAGATAATCAACCCAAAAATCGCCATTTACGAGTTCCGAGTCCTCACATGGCATAACTTCGTTATCAAACGCCGTAGACGTCAAAACGAGGCTCGTGTCATTGTTTGAGGCAATATCATTACCTGCTACATTGGTTATCGGGGCTTTAACGAGATTAAAATCCTTATATGTACCAGCAATTCCTGCTGGAATTGTTACAGCTTCGCCTGTAACTGCCTTCGCGGCGGAAGATACTCGTCTGAATAGAGTTTCTACTACCCTAGGTCTTGTTTTCTTTGGCATAAATTGTTCGTTTATGAGTTATTGATAATATGTTCCAAGCCCCCTCGAAAAGAGGGCTTGTTTTTATTCTCAATAGTATAACACTCTGCATGTTCCTGCGTGTGTAGTAGTACCGCTTGAAAAAACGATATATTCACCAGTCCGCCAAGGCTCATAGGTTGATATGGCCGAAGAGGTTGTTGAAATGATATCTACTCCAGACACTTTGGTTATTGTGGTATCTATAAAATTTGTTGCATGAGTTGTCCCAAATGCGCTTGTAGATGTACCTGCAACCACCGTAATTGAGCCGAGCGAGGCGGATGTGCCTTTTTCGGTTGCACCAATAGCAGTGATTGTCCTTGTACTGCCAGAACTATTTAAAATAGCACATGGTGTGGTTGTGGCACTCGCCATTGTAGCGATTGCTGTGTTTGGTACGTTACCTGAAATTGCTCCAGTCACCGTTAGGTTTGAACCTACTGTCAAGCTCGTGCCTATTACTAAACCAGCAAGAACAGTCAACGCTCCAAATACTGCGGCTCCACGTTTCTTAAACTGCATATACTTTAATCAGTTAAGACTTAGGACACGGAATAAATCGCATAACACAATGTAGCGTCATGGATATTCTGGTCGTATGATTTGCGTACGCGGAACACGTCGGAAACATTTCCTTCCTCTCGATAAGAATCAACCTTAGTTGGTATATCTTGTAGAGTTAAGCCAAATGTAGGCATCATCATTGACGGGCGAGATGCACGATACATTAACCAGCAATGTGCGCCCCAAACGCTTGTAAGTGAATCTGTTTGTCCGTCATCTGCTGAATTGTAAACCGCGTCGCCGATAAAGACATTTTCTAATTTCCAATAAGACTTGATAAATGCCACCACTGCCTCTTCGGAGAATTGACCGCCATTGGTGTATTTCAATTGTTCGCGAACATCTGGATGTGATTTCAAGGCTTGATAAGCATCATATCCAAGTACCATTGTATTTGGTCGCTTGCCTGTTGCTGTACGAACCGCGTCAATTGCTGTTTCGATATCGGCGAATGGGTCTGAATTAGTTTTATCACTCCATTGGTCTGTTCCTGTAAGGGTGGTGTTTTGAGTGATAACTGTTGCGTCGGCAAGAGTGGTTGACAGTGCAAGCTCTTGATTAACTGCGATGTTATCCATAATAACTGCTACCGCGTCGCGTCTTGGGTCGTACGGGTCATCGGTATTGATAACGTATTCGTCTGGTACTAACTTCTCCAAGGCTTTTTCGTTACACATGTAAGTACCTTGTGACACGCTATAATCAACTGTATGGGCGCGCGTACCTGGTGCACGGTAAATTCCACCTGTATAAGGGCGTAGGTTATCTTTTCCGTATATAGCAAATTTACCTGATTTTTCAATAACTTTTAATACTGGCAATATCAACTCGTTAATGTAGTTGGCATTGCGATACATGATAGAATATTGAGTTAATATTTTATCAACTTTTGTGTCTCCGATATTTGGTTTCATATCAAATTATTTTATATGAATTAGGCGTCTGAGGCTGTTACCTCACCATGAGCGATTAAAGCGGTACATAAATCTCCATCTTCTGCGGAAGTTAGGGCGATTGCTCCATATTCCTCATCGGCGGCGTCACAAACTTCCGCGTCACCTACGGATGTTGGAGTTAAGAACTGACCGAACGTTAAGGTTTCGGCGGCTAAAATTTTTGTAACACCTGCTACGCGAACATTGGCGATGGTTTCATTTGTTGAACCGTCTGGCGCATTTTGTAAAACACCAAGCGTCTTATCGTTTGCACCACAAATAACACAAAGCTCCGAAGTATCTAGCTTAACAAAGAAATATTGCTTTGCTGATAAATCTGTTTGTGTTGGTACACTTATATCAATGCCATCATTTTGGCTGAATTGTAAGTCTGACATAATTAGAAATATTATTTATTTAATGGTTGCAAATGCTTCCTTTTGAGCTTCCTCAATAGTCAAGCTTTTTTCTGACATCAATTTTTCTGCTAGTGCTACGCGCGCGTCGTCCTTTTCGTCGTCTGTGGTTGGCATTGCATTAACAATCTTGCTAGAGCCTATGGTGCTAAAATCTACATGCTTAACATTGCCCATAATAGCAACAAAATCTTTTCGTTGACTGTCATTGAGTGTAAGCATGAAATTAACCGCCGAACCTAAATCCTTGTCATTCAAACCAATGTCATTACCCTCTTTGAGTAATAGTTCTTTGGTTGCAAGGTCTTGCATATCGCGCAACATGACTTTCTGTTCCAATGCTCGATATTCTTTCAGTGAAACGGTTTTATCCTTTTCAGATAATGCCTCTTCTGGCTTTTCTTCCTCTGGCTTTTCTTCCTCTGGCTTTTCTTCTTCTTTTGGTTCTTCGGTTGCTTCGGCTTTCGCTTCTACTTCCTCAACCTCTGTTTTTACCTCTTCCTGTTCCTCTGCTGGTAATTCTTCCAACATCGCACGTGCAAATTGTGCATCTGCTTTGGTAATAGCTTCGCGCTGTTTCAATTCTGCTAAGTATTTTTTAAACATATTCAGAAAATTAATTAATTTATCCGCCTCTGATAATTTTAGAGGCGTTTGATTTTTCATGGCTGGCGTGTTCGTGAGCGCGCATCCAATAAACACATTTGAGACCAGTTTCCCAGTGTCGGCATGTGGATATTCAAAGGCTAACTCCGAAGACACAAACTTGAATAATTTTTTAGTAATTTTTTCTATTCCCATTTCAGTCCATTCAACCTCTGCCATTAAACTTGAACCACTTACGAATAAATTCTTAATCCATCCAGCGGCTTCGTCGCCTCTGAAATGATTGAGATTGACCTGTAATTCTGTTCCGTAAACCTTATCAAGGAAATTCTGGGCATAATCTTTTAACATCTCAAATGTTATTACTAATCCCCTATCCCTAATAGTTTCCGCTCGCAAAACCTCAATAAAAGATGTTTTGCCATCTTCTTCCAATAGGACAGGCTTGCGCCCTGTAAAAATGAGATTTTTTTGTTTCATATCAATTATACCATTTTGCTTTGATACACAAAGCCTCTTTTCTTAAACATGGCTAAGGTTTCTTCGTCCATGTCATTGTACTGAACGCCTTTTTTATAAGTTACACCGCCACATTTAACATTCTGCTTCATGAAAACTGCACCCTCTGGGATTTCTTCCGAATCTTCAACGCTTGCCTCGTCTGGGCTGGCGTCTGTACCGCTTAGCGTGTCTGATTGAGCTTTCTCTAACAATGCTTCTAGCTCTGCTTTGGTATTATCCTCTGCATACTCGATATTTAGGCTTTCGAGTTCCGCCTGTAATTCTTGTTTGTTCATAAGAAAATAAAAGTTAATTATAAATTGATTGTACCACAAATTATTTTTTCTTGGTATCTAATCTACGTTTTACTTCCGCCTCCGCCTCTGCACTCACTGAACCAATAGGCTTTTTTAGGTTTTTGAATCCATTTACAACGGGTCTTCCGTCTACTTTGTCGAATCTATCCGTTATTGATTTTGATATTCCTGTGATTGCTGGCTTGTCATCGTCTGCAACCATGATTGGTATCCATAACCCTCTGCAATGAGTATGTACTATTTCCATATGGCGCATTGGGTCATCTGGCTTAATAACTTTTTGGTCTAGCGATAAGCACATGGGGCACGTGTTACCGTCCAGCACCTCTGAACGCTGATACGCAACTACCTTCATTAGGTTCTGAACAATCACGTTATTTCGCCCTCGATTAAAATATTGCCCTGGTATTGTACCGCTTATGTTGGTGATGTATTTTGCCGACTCATTCCTCATTTTGTCGCCCACTGCGGAGGCTACCGCTGGACCCGATGCCTTCGATACTATTCCTGCGGTGATAATCGCTTGCGCTGCTTGTTCCAGCCCCACTGCATACCCATTAGCCAAAGCCTGTGCCTCGCTATTGATTATCTGTGTATCTGTTAGCGGTGTGTTGGGTCTTTGCACTTTTAACTCCTTAGAGGTTATTTTCTTGCCGTTATCATAAGAACTTAACATTGATTGCTTTAATTTCGCCTTAATAGCCGACCTTATAATCAAAGCCAATCCTAATAGCCCAATAATATCGCCCGTACTGAACTTTTTGTTGACGCTCTGCGTGGCTCTTGCTATTTCCTCCGATGTAATATCCGCTAATTCGTTTTCCAGGTCTGTTTGTTCTTTATTAAAAGCCTCATTGAGTGATACAAAATTTATTCTCTGCTCTTGTAATGTCAACGCCCTGAAAGGCTTATAATCTTGCTGGGATAAGAAATGATGTTCGCATAGCTCTTGTTTTGTTAGTTCGCTTTTCTTTTGTTCTAAGTCATCAAGCCTGCTTTTATATCTAGCCAAAGCAAGAGGGTCTTTTACGCCCTGCATTTTTTGCTTTACTTGTCTAACTAGCAAATCAAGCCTTTTAAGGCGTGATTGCTGTATTTCGTATTTAACATCACATGGCATATTACTCTTTTGGCGTTTCCTCCTTTGGAATAATTGGCTCATCTGTACTAGGTTCGTCTTTTGGCTCTGAGTCTATTGGCTCATCGGGTGCTAGTGGTTTTGGTTGCGCTCCTGAAACGCTTTTCATATTCTCCTCCATTTCTATTTCGTCCATCATTTCCATATCCTCATCCGATAATTCTGGGAGGTTCATTTCTCTGTGGATGTACTGCTTAACCTTAGCGTCAACCTTAATTAAGCCAGCGTCAACAAGATTTTTTAATGATTGCGTCCATTCTGCATAATCAATATCGCCTAAACTCGAAAATGTTAGCTCTGGGTAAACTTCACGTTCCCCGAAGTTATAATCAACCATTTTTTTAATCACTTGTTTGTTTATCTGTTCTTTCACATAGCGCGCCATATCCTCACATACTTTCAAGAAAAAGGATGATTGGTCTTGCGATAAAGCATATGAACCCGTACCGCTTCCATCGCTCCCAAGCTGTAAGAACGTGGCTAGTATCGCGAATATAATTTGTTTATCGTGGTGCATGATTGCGTTTTCTATCGCGCTCGCCTGTGGTGCTGATTTTGGCGTTATAATATCAAACTTCCAAGAATCGTTAGGCAAAACTATATAAGCCTCTTCATTCGTTCTAACATTCTGCGCCATTTGCTCGGCTTTCGCCTGCTCTGCATCGCCTGCGCCTGCGCCCATTGTTACTGTGGGAATTCCGCACCCAAAACGCTCTGCACTAATTCCTTGAACCCTGTATAACATGTCCTTATAGGCATAATGCTTATGAGCCGACCTCAATATTGACTGTCCCGTTACATCGTCGCCCTCTTTATCGCATGTTAGTATAAAAAGTTTCTCTGCTGGTATTTGCGCTTCAAAGGTTTCACTGTCATTGGTGCTAATATATTGAGTTATGCCAAATTCGCCTGTATCTAGTTGCCATTTAGATATTGAGCGTGGAATGCGAGGTTCTAAATCACGCAACCAAACTCTATCGTTCCTTTTCTCCCACATAAGTTCAAAAACATAATGCCCAAAATCAAAAAAGCCCAAAGCCTCTTTCAAGAACTCCAGCCATGTTCTTTGTAGATTGAAAATATTATCCTCTACAAAAAGCCTAACTTCCTCGTCGGCTTCATCCTCTGAATTTATAACCACGTTCCAATTGGCTGATAAAATAGGTGCTTTGATTGCTCGAAGCACACCCTTAACCGTTGCATCGCTTCGGCGCATTTCCTCCACTATATCAACGCGCGCCTCATCCCTCCATTTTGAGTTATACTCCTCCATGATATATCCACTATATCTTCGAGTACCCGAATCACCCAACGCCTTTCCAATGTTTTTTAAGACTTTCTTTACGGTATCGTTCTTTTCCGCCTCCTGCGGTTTCTTGTTAAGTGGCATATATTAAAATTTTCGTTTATATAAATTTCCTGTAATAGTTTTATTATAACCGTTTTTTACGATTGTTGGTAGGGCTGTTTTTTTACCCAAGCCTTTTGTCTGTGCAATTTCTAACGCGCCTACTAAAGAATCACAATTATGAACAAGTACATTGTTCGCAAAAAACTCATGTGAGCCTTCAATTGTAAGATTATATACTGGCTCTACTCTGCTCCCAGCATTTGGTTGAACAGAATTTTGCATAACATGCCTCAAACTTTTTATCGCATTGTATACAAACGCATATCCTCTTTTTGTGTATTGAATCTTTGGCATGTTGTTTATGCCACTCAAGTCCTTCTTTACTTCCATGCCATGCTTTTGCGTATCGCTGTGCTTTTTTAACCCCCTCAATCGAGTGTGCCAACCATTCATCTGTTCGGTGTTTTTTTGCGTGTTCTTTTCTTGAAATACAGTCCAGATTATCCATTGTATTATTAAGTGGATTTTCATCCTTATGATGGATGATATAGCCTTTAGGGATTTTACCCTTTTCGTTAATCCAAAGTTGTCTATGCAACGCAATGGGCGAACTATTATTTTTTGTATGCGCCCAAAAATAGACACGTAATTGACGCCTTGTTGAATTTGGATAGCGGTGATACTTACTGCCTCGATAAGTGATTGTTTCTCGTTCCATGTGTATATGGTAGCTGATTGTTTCATTTTTTGCAACTCTTCAATGCCTTGTCTTGTCATGACTGGATGGTCTGGAGTTCCTGTTAATCCTAAACGTGTAATGACTGGTTTCAATCCTGTGCAACCGCTGTCAATAACAGATTTATAACCTTGTCTTGTCATGACTTTCATCCCTTTCTGTATTTGTTCGATTGGTACTTGCCCTTTATCGGTCAAAACCAAAGTACCAGCAACTAAACATCTGTCGTCATGGTCTAGTATGTCCTTTCCCATAAACATTAACTGGTTTCTTAGTTCAACCATATCAGGGCGTAAATGAATCTCGCCACGTTCAAAATCTGCCTCAAACATTTCCAATCTTGCTACTTTATCTTTACCTTTCGGCGACCAGTCCATAATTGGAATATTCCTATTCGTTTCGTCAATGCGTTCATGCTCTGGCGTAAGTGGTGTATTAAAATCTATTCTAAATGCTTTCCAGTCCAGTAATATTGACCATGTCGAAGTCTGACTTAAAACCTTTTCAATGCCAACCGCTTGCGTTACGTCTTTATGTCTTTGCCACATCCTCACTACATTACGCGCTTGGTCTATTTGCCCAGTTCTACCAGCCTCTTGCTCTACAACAAACCTTTGAGCTGTTCTAACTTGGCAATATAAACACGTTATAGCGTACTCATCTGACAAGCCTGTTGACCCTGACTGTGGGTCAATATAGATAATTGACTTATAATTCACATTGCTAGGCAGTACAACAAAATTGGCACGTTCTAGCCATTCCCTTTTGATTTTAGCCTCCTCGTCTGATTTTGCATCATTCATATATTCGCGATTAAAGGCGCGTGTGCCTATCTTTTCTTTTTTCTCTGCTAAGGATTCCAATGACCATCTTTCCTCCCATATTGATTTTCCGTTCTCGATTGCCCTCCTAAAAATCCCCCCATGTTTTTCATAAAAAACTAATACCTCCGCCATTTCATGCAATACAGTGCCAACCATTTTGATTTTACCACGTTCCCTATCAAGTGAATTAAATATCACATAATAAAGCCAATGATGTAGTTTTATTCTTTGCTTTGGGTTTTTTACTTGCTCGTCATCTTCTACATCATCAATAATAATTTTAGTCGGTCTTTGGTTCTTGATATTCACGCCCCTACCCTTAGAACGCCCCCTCGCCACTACATTTACCTCATTCGTGGTTTCAAAGTGCTTATTTGTCCACTTTCTACCATTCTCTCCGTCAAGCGGTACTAGGTCTTGGTAAATTGCTCTCAACACTATATTATTTTCTAGCTCTCCTTTGATAGACTCAAAATGAAATCCCGCGTCTGTGAGAGTTGCGCAAACATACAAAATAACAGGCTCTAAGCCATATACAATATCATGCAACGTATCAATTTTAATCCATGTGGACTTCGCATGGTCGCGCGGAAAGATAATAGCACTATCGTTGGGATTGCTAATCTCATCAATCAAATCTAAATGCGCCTCTGGTGTATCATAATCACCCTTAATAATATTAGGAAAAAAATATTGCCCGAATATATGCAACATATCCTTATCTCTAAGGGTTTCGTATATAAAAGTCGCCTTGTCATCTTCTGGCAAGCTGTCTAAATCTTTTTTCCAAGTAGAATACAAGTATTTAACCTTTGGGCTTTTTGTACTTGTCAATGGCACGTCTTCCTTGGTCGCTAAGGTTGAGGGTGATTGGGTCATGCTGATTATTAACCTTGATTGAGTATTCGTCCTTGAATCTACGCTCTAAGTACCAAGCGGCGGCTGTCCATGTTTTTGAAGCGGCTGACATGATAATTTTGATACATTGGTCTTTAGCTTTTAACCTTGCTTTTTTTACATCTTCCGAAAACTCTGTATCTTTCCTAATCAAACTATAAAAAAAATCATGTCCTACCCCTGCTAATGTGTACGAGTCCTTATCTGTATGCCCTACTTTGAGCGCGTCTAATAGCTTCTTACGAATATCTGGCGTGTTCTTGGTATTGCGCCCTGTTTTGTAAGGGAGCTTGGCTTTAGGCTTTGTTATCTTTTTCATATCTCAATAATTCACTCTTAATTAAAACTGATATACATTCGCTATCGTCTGTCATGTCCATTAGTGACATGAGCTTACGCCACTTAGCTATTGTACCCTCTGGGATTTTCACTAAATAATCTTTGTCGTCGTCTTCTATCTCTTTGCCATCATCTTCAAACTGGTCAAAATCAAACTCCAATAGCTTTTTCATTGCCTCGGCTTCCTCTGCGTCATAAGGGAGGTCATCTATGCCCTTATGGTCAAAACCAAGGATATCTGTAACCATTTGCGCAACCTTTATTCTGTCTAGCGGTATTTTAGCGTCTTCTGTCGCGAGTGCTATCGCTTTTGCTTTATAGTCGCTTATCTTACCTAGGTTTTTTATCTCAACTTCAGTCCAGCCTAAATCAATCATTCCCATGTAGCGATGATAGCCATTCACAATCTCTAAGCCCGATTTTACGTCTCTAACAAGTATCGGGTCTATCTGACCATGCTTCTTGAGGCTCTTTAGTACTCGCGCAAAGTTCTTTTGCCCCTCTGGTGTATCTGCAAAGGGTAACTTTGGATTCCACTTGTTTGGGCCCACCTCTGAAATTGCTACTATTTTGTTATCTGAATTTATCATATTTATTATAAAAACATCTTACGCACGACATTGTTAGGTTCGTATTCGCTTAGGTCTGGTAATTTGTCTGGGTTAGGTTTATTGGGCAAAACAGCATTATATATTTTTTCTGATATTTCGCTTGGGCTTGCTTCGCTTTCTCTAAATGGTAGCCCTGTTACTTTGAGCTTATCAACCAACCCTTGCACGTAATCCATATGCCTTTGATACATTTCATGCGTTGCTATTAGTTCCTCATTCCCAACGTGTCTAAAAATAGATTGCGTTAATATTTCTTTATGATACTCGGATTCTACGAATATCTCATCAACCATTTCTAACCAACCCATCTCAAACCAATGCGCCCACTCTGTAAGCTCGCCGTGAAAAATACCTTTAATTGTAAACTTAGCCCCCGTTACCTTGCGGATAGATTGCAATGCTTCAATACCTGATGAACAAATATCATGAAAAAAGAATACGTCGTCATCTTTACCTATATGCCCTAAATTTATCAATTCAATTACGCCTGCCATTTCTGATAATTTCCATATCTCTGTGCTAAAAATATCAATGTCATGGTTTATCTTTTTGCCATGAACTGTCATAAAATCAATTTTAAGGCTCAAGAATGCCTCGTGAAACAACTTATTGGTCCTCTCTATCTGATTGTTTGGTAAATTGATTATTCGCATACTTCTGTTCTAAAACTAGCGTGTGAACCCTCAGTCTCCCAAAGCTCAACTAATATAACAGTTAAATACATATCATTTTTCCAAAAAACCTCTTGTATCATTCTGTGAATATCTGTAACCATAATTTCGGCTGTTGGCGTAGGATAAAATTGGTTCAAATCTTTATGGTCAAGTCTTTCAATAATTGTCTCATTGACTACTTGCTTTAATATCCCGGAATCAACCACCATTCCTTCGTTATTCAATTCTCCGTCTTCTCTCCTTACTGTCACTTCTAATTTATAGCTGTGTCCGTGCAAATTTTTGCACTTACCTTTGTGTTTAGGTAAGTGATGGGCGGCTTCAAATTCAAATCGCTTTGTTAATGTAAACATATTATGAAAATTTAAGGATTATTTCTGTGTGTACCTCTGTCCTATGATGAACTTTGATACATTTTACTACGAGTGATTTTAACTCCTCATCGTTATCGTCTTTTATAATCCCCA